ACACAAAGACGGCAAAATACTTTGAGATATAGAGATTACAGATAGTTTCAAGAATGAATTTGATTTCATTCATTCTGAATGTAGTTGTGGCAAATGCTGCTTATACAATAAAAAACTGGGGCCTAGATGGGTCAGAGAGTACCTGCCTAAGCAATGAGTCACCACTTGAGGGTCTCATATATTACTGGGAGCAGGGAGCAAAAAAGAGAGGACTGGTGAATGATTTCAAATCATGCAAAATTGGATCTGAGCCCTTAAAGGAAATGAGGAATAAAACTGTTATGAGAATGATAGAGGAAGTTCAACTATCCATGACAAATCTAAGATTCACATGCAGCAGCAATATGGGATCTCATGGAGTTTATGTTGATTTCAATGGTTTAGATGACACAGAGCCAGGGAAAAACATAGTGGATTGTGAAAAATTCCACACAGTCTCAGAGCTTGGAATTGAAGTCTCTGATGGACATCTATGGGATTCTAGATACAATGAGTCTTATGCTGCTGAGATTAGAAGGCGAGAAATGGACTTAGAAAAGGCAAACTCTGAAAAAAAGAATATGGAAATCATGATGAGAGATGACAAGAATGAGATTCTATCATTAATAAGAGAGAATCAAATGCTCCAACACAAGATATCAAATTTGACAGGAGTTATGTTTAATTATAATAATAGCTTGGATGCCCTGGCAAGGGAGATGTCTGCTAGAGAAGAGGAGAATGCTAACTTATTAATGGATATGAGAGAAAAGATGAAGGAAAAGGATGTTATTATAAGAAAACAAAACGATAGCATCAGCTTGAAATCAGTTGCTCTGACAGCTCTTGTGGCCACAACAATAATTCCACTAGTCTCTGGGTCTTCCCAAACTGCTCACATAAACATGTTGAACAGCTACCCTCATGCTAAGAATAGAATTGGAGGAGGGCTCTACAGGTATGATGAGAGCGAAGATGAAGACACTTGCAAAGGTTTAGATTATGGGCTGTCATGCTTGGGTTTTGACCATATGTTGAAACCACATTATTACCCATTCTTCAATTCTCATGTCATGCATTTGACCCCTCTAGAAGCTTTTGCTGATAAGATAATTGAGAGTGAGAATGTGAGTTGTGAAATGGGTAAAGATAAAAACAACAAATGTATTGAAGGCCGAGAGTTCATAAGAGGTCACTGCCCCAACGGAATCAATGGAGTCTATTATATAAATGATAAAGGGAAATTGTCACATTCCAAATGTAAAGAAGAAGGACATGAAATAACAGAAGACTGTATGTTCTGTAGGAAGATAAAGAAAAGGCAATCGTCAGCAAAACAAGTGATGAAAACCTCAGTCTCGTTACAAGATGCTATTTGTCAAAAGGAGTCTAACAGGTATGAGGGTCCTAAAATAGTTGTAAAAGGGGTCTGTAGCATTGGGAATTTTGTATACAAGCGGTGTGAGTCAAGTGCTCAGTCTTATGAAAATGTTCCATTTGTCACATTTGAAGGGAAGGGAAAGTTTTATCTTGAAAAATTGATACTGTCGAATGTTGAGCTGATGAATAATGTTTCATTCGTTTGCTACGAGCATAAATGGCAAGATGGAGTCGAAGTAGATAACAGGGAATGGAAAAGAGTCAACATCAAGGATTGTAAGGCTGTTGACAACACGAAACAAAAAATATGTGCAGGAGACAATATCTTCTGCCAGAAATACACTTGCTCAGCTGTAAACCCCTCTGCGAGATGTTTTATGGCACCAGGCTCTGGCCCCATCTTGGTTAACATTTTAGGATCCTGGGTGAAACCACAATGTGTAGGATATGAGACCGTGTTGGTGACTAGAGAAGTCAAAAGTCTACAACCTCAAGCATCTATCGAGTGTGACTCTTGTATATATGAGTGTGGTCCAGAATACATTAGGCTAACCTCAACTGGTTTTGAGATCACTTCAGCTGTATCATGTTCTCATGGATCGTGCATATCAACTCATCAGGCTCCATCTACTATGATAGACATCCCTTATCCAGGAATGTCTGCTGCCATGGGTGGAGACATTGGGATTTATGTTTCTCACACCAGTGATTCTGTCAGCTTACATGTAAAGGCACATTGCAATCCTAGGGACTCTTGCGAGGTGCATCATTGCACTTTGTGTGTGCATGGATTATTAAATTATCAATGTCACAGCATTGCAAGTTCTCTGTTCCTGTCCACTCTAATGTCAATGGTCATATATTTTCTGTTGTCTTTAGTGGGAAAACTGCTCTACTTCTTTAAGATGATCCCTAAGAAACTGAGGAGTCCCTTCATGTGGATATGGCTATTGATTAGTCATTGTATCCATGCGCTCAGATCAATTCTCTCAAAGGGTTTTTCAAGATTGAACAACACCATTGGCTGGAGAGAGGACATTGATAGAGCACCCTTGAGAGAAGTTCGAGTAGGCCGTGCCATTCCACGTTTTGGCACAACTGCTTTCCTGGTGCTAATTTTACTCCCTCTCGCTCTGGGTTGCTCTGAAACTTTGATATCTAACTCAAAGCAAGTGAAGTGTGTTCAGTATGGAGGAGGTGTCAAATGCTCTGTTTCTGCTACCATATCTTTAAAAGCTGGCGTTATAGGTGGAGAGTCATGTTTTGTAATGAAAGGTCCAATGGAGGGTCAACAAAAAACAATTAGGATAAAAACCATAGCAAGTGAGATGATCTGCCGTGAAGGCACTAGCTTTTGGACAAGCCACTATACTCCCCAATGTATGAGCTCAAGAAGATGTCATTTGGTTGGTGAGTGTCAAAAGACAAGATGTCAGAGTTGGTCGGATAGGGAAGTCTCAAAGGAATTTAAGGGAGTTAGTGATAATGGTATAATGTCAGAAAACAAGTGTTTTGAACAGTGTGGTGCTATTGGATGTGGTTGTTTCAACATAAACCCCTCCTGCTTATTTGTCCACACACAATTAAAAAGCACTAGAAACGAGGCTATCAGAGTTTTTTCTTGTGTTGATTGGGTTCACAGGCTCACCCTAGAGGTCCATGGCCCTGAAGGTGAACGAGACATTCTTGTTCTAGGATCTCTCGGCACCAAATTTTTAAACTGGGGAACGGTTAGTTTGTCTTTAGATGCAGAGGGGATCACTGGAACCAATTCCATTAGTTTCTTAGAGAGCAGCAAAGGAGGGTTTGCTTTATATGATGAGGCTATATCAGAAATCCCTAGAGAGGGATTCCTAGGTGAGGTGAGATGTTCATCAGAATCTGCTGCTATCATGGCTCATGCCTCGTGTTTAAGAGCACCCAATCTAATTAAGTATAAGCCTATGACAGACGTGATAGATTGCACTGCATCCCTGGTGGACCCCTTTGCAGCATTCTATAAAGGCTCCCTTCCTCAAGTGAGGAATGGACTAACTTACACAAGCTCAATAGACAAAAAGACTGTTCAGGCATTTAACTCAGGATCTATAAAAGCAATAATAACTATAAACATGGAAGATCATGAAATCCAATTTATGACATCTGTGATCAGATGTGATGCTACATTCATAAATGTAACAGGTTGCTATTCATGTAACTATGGAGCTAAGGTGTGCCTAAAGATCAAGTCGAGTGGGAATGGGGAATTTCTTGCTAGAGAAGAAAATGGCCTATTCCATATGTCTTTATCTGTCAGAGAGGGAACGGATGATTATTGTCAGATCCAGCATTTTAATAAGCCAGAGATCAATGAGAGAACTAGATACACTTGTGGTGGAGAAGAAAAATTGTTGAACATCAAGGGAATTCTTATTTCCCTTGGATTGGAAGATCTTAGGAACAAAACTGGAGGCTCTTCTATCGTAGTAAACCCAAGTGATGCATCCTGGAGTCTTTCTGGTTGGGTCTCAGGACTCTTTTCATGGCTAGGTGGAACTTGGATGGCTGTTCTAAAGATTCTGGGTTTTTTGTTATTAGGTTTCCTATTGCTCGTTCTTATTATTTCTATAATAAGATTTTCAGTCAGATCCATGTTCCTAAAGCATAAAACAAAATGACTCAAGTAAACCATAAAGCGAACTCATCATGCCAGAACCAACACACTAAGCAAACAAAATAAAACCATTAAAAATCACACAACAAACTCCAAACAACAATCTCAAGTCACCAATCTAAACTGTTCATACATCATCCCAAAACAAAAGCAGAATCACCTCACCACATGGCAGTGATCATGCACCCACAATCGCACTAGCATTACAGCCAATCAACACTGAAGACAACTGTGTTGTAGAAAGCTTCAGGTGTTTGTGGTGTGTGTTCTTGCATAAAGGTAAAAGATTTCCCAAATCAATCAGAAGACCAAGAAACTAATATTAAATTAATGATAAATGTTAAGGTCAGATTCTGAGTTATTAATGGGATTTGTTGCTTCAATTCTTTGATGTTGACGCCGGTCTTTGTGT